CGATCGCCGGCGGCGCCTTCGTCGGCGTGACGGCGGCGCTTGAGGCGGCGGCGAACCAGCACGAGGCGGCGCGCTACGCGCGCGCGGCGCTCCTGATCGCCCGCGCCGAGGCCATGGCGCACCGCGCGTTTGCAGACCGCCCCGCAGCGCTGGCGGCCCGGGCGGCGATCCTGACCGACTTCTCGGCCGAGTTGCACGCTGCGGCGGATCAGCGCGACGAAGACGCCTATGATGCGCTGCGCGATCTGCGCGACCGACTGACGGACTGGTTCGGTCTGACGATCGCCGATCTTCGCCCCGTCGTCGCGGCGCGCCTGCCGCGCTCGCTGCCGGCGACGGTGGTGTGCTGGTCGCTGTATGGGGCGCTTGATCGGCTCGATGATCTGGCGGCGCGCAATCGCGTGCGGCATCCGGGCTACATGCCGACGACCGTCGAGGCCGTCGCCCCGTGACGATCGAGCAGAAGGAGATCGTCACCGCGACGGTCGGCGGACAGACGTGGACGGCGTGGAAGCGGGTCATGATCCGCGCGTCGTTCAAGGAGGCAGCGCGTTCGTTCGAGATGGAGATCGCGGCCGAACTTGGCGGCGCGCAGACGAATGCACTTTTCGCGCTGTTCGCGCCGATCGAGATCAGGGCTGGTGCAGACAAGGTCGTCGCCGGCTACGTCGACAAGCGCCGCCCGCGCTTTTCGAAGGACTCGGCCGAGATGACGATCTCGGGTCGGTCCAAGGGGCAGGACGCGGTTGACTGCTCGGCCAAGCACGACACTGCCGACTTCAAAAAAAAGACACCGCTGGAAATCGCCAACGCGATCGCGCCGAAGGGCGTCACGTTCACGTCGGACATCGATCTGACGCCAGTGGACTATCACCTGACGCCGGGCGAGACGGCATTCCGCGCCATCGAGAAGCTGGCGCGGGCGCAGGGAGCGACGCTCAGCGGGCAGGCCGACGGCTCGATCAAGATCACCAACGCCTCGAAGGCGCGCAAGAAGCACGCGGGCGGCCTGTTCGAGGGGAAGAACATCGAGAGCGGCTCGGCCGATCACGACGGCTCGAACCGGCACTCGGAATACCGCGTCGTCGGCCAGGCGCCGAAGGGGACCGGCGCGGATGCTCTGCGGATCGAGGGAATCGCCCGCGACGCTGGCGTGACGCGCGATCGCGTGCTGATCGTCGTGCATGACGACGACGCCGACAGGGATCGGCTCAAGAAGCGCGCCAAGAACCGACGCAACCGGGCGGCTGGCGCGGGCCTCAAGGCCTCGATCACCACGCCGTCATGGCGGGATGAGGCCGGATCGCTATGGGAGCCCGGCGCGCTCGTGTGGACGGAGTCGCAGTTTCTGGGGCTCGCGCAGGACATGCTGATCGAGAGCGTCACCTATTCGCAGGACGGCTCGTCCGGCACGCAGGCGCAGCTCGAACTGGTCGATCCCCGCGCGCATCAGGGCAAGGCCGGCAAGGGCTCGAAGTCGAGCGCCGCCTGGAAGGCGGACGACAGCGAGGCGACGGACAATGTGGAGTGAGCACGACGACGCCATCCGGTCGATGATCCGCCGGGCGTCGATCGATTCCGTCGATGATCGCCAAGGCCAGCAGCTCGTCGATGCGCGCGGCCTGGCGCGCGACCGCTACGAGAAAATCCACCGGACGCAGGACTACGGCGTCTCATCGAATCCGCCGGCTGGCTCCGAGGGTCTGCTCCTTGCGCTCGGCGGCCGCAGCGATCGCGTAGCGATGATCTCGGCCTACGCACCGGAGCACCGGCGGCGCAACCTGCCGCCCGGCGGCGTCGCCCTGCATGACGACCGCAAGAATGTGCATCGGCTGCTCGGCCCGAACGGGCAGGAGATCTACTCCGTCGGCGACATCAAGGTCTGGCGGAAATCCGGCAAGAAGGTCTATCTCGGCGGCGACCCATCGCAGGGCGGGGTGTTCGCGCCGGTGATGACGAGCGCCGGCCCGTCCGAGGTCGTCTTCGCGCTGGTTTATGACATCGAACAGAACGGCCCGGCATGATCGAGGACATCACTGTCTATGCCGGCGTCTGTCCTCCCGAGCCGGCGCTGCCATGGGATACGGTCTGGAATGCCCAGACCGGCCTCGGCGAATGGCGTCTGGCCGATCCGCGCGAGATCGGCAACGGCGGCGGGCTTGGCGCGACGGCGCATCTGGCGACGGCGGTGATCAATCTGCTGTTCACCGACGCGCGCTGCCCGGCCGATCATCCGATGGCTGCGCGCGCTGGTCGCGATCTGCGGGGATGGTGGGGCGACGGGGTTCTCGATCCAGGCGCCCCGCCGCTCGGATCTCTGCTCTGGCTCGTGACGGACTTCGGCACGGCGCGTGACGCCGATGCGCGATGGGCGGCGCAGTTCGCGCGCGAGGCGCTGGCGCCGCTGATCGACGCCGGCGTCGTGGCGCGCGTTGACGTCGAATGCGCGGCGGCGCCCGCGCGCAATCGGCTCGATCTCGACGTGACGCTCTACGGCCGCGCCGGCGAGCGAGTCTTCGAGCAGCGGTTTGCGCACTATTGGGGAGAGGTCTGAATGTTCGACATCCCCGATCTGCGCTCGCTCAAGGCGCGGGGNNTCCGGGCGTCGATGCGGTCACGCCCGGCAACAATGTCGAGCCGACGGCGACGGTGCTCTCGGGGGAAATCTGGGCGCTGTTCGGACGGCTCGCGTGGGTCATGCGGCAGGCGTTTCCGCTCACGGCCGAGGCCGACAATCTGGATCGTCACGGCGCGCAATACGGGATCGCGCGGCGGCCAGCGGCCCCGGCGGCCGGCGTGATCACGCTGACGCACGACGCGTCTGTCACGGTCGCCGCCGGCGCGCAGTTCGCGCGGCTCGATGGGGTGCGCTATGTCGCCACGATCGGCGCAACCGCCGCCGGCGCCGGGACCACGGACGTCGATGTCGCCGCGCTGGCGGTCGGCGCTGCCGGAAACGGCGCGGCTGGCGCACCGCTTTCGATCGTCTCTGGCGTCACGACGTCGGGCGCGGTCAGCGCCGAGGTCGGCGCGGCAGGCGTTGTCGGCGGCGCGGACGTCGAGTCCGACGACGCGCTGCGCGCCCGAATCCTGTTTCGCCTCCGCTATCCGCCGCACGGCGGATCGGCGGCCGATTATGTGGGGTGGGCTGGCGAGGTCGAGGGCGTCACGCGGACCTATGTCGAGCGGCTTTGGAATGGCCCCGGCACGGTGCGGGTCTTCCCGCTGTTCGATGATCTGCGCGCCGGCGGCGTGCCGTTGCCTGCCGACATCGCGCGGGTCTCGGCGCATCTGGCGACCGTTCAGCCGGCCGCGGCCGGCGTCACGGTCGGGCTGGCGACGGCGCAGCCGATCAACATCACGATCGCCGGCCTGTCGCCGGATACGTCCGTGACGCGCGCCGCGGTGACGACGGCGCTGGCCGAGGTCATCCGCTACAAGGGCCGGGTCTCTGGACTCGACGAGGGCGCTGCCGGCATCGAGTTTCTTGCCGATCCGCACGTCTTCTCGCGGTCCTGGCTATGGGAGGCCGTCGCGGCGGCCAGCGGCGAGGCGCGGCATGTTCTGGTCGCGCCGGCCGCCGACGTTGACGTCGCGCGCGGCGCTGTGCCGACGCTCGGGACGGTGACGTTCGCATGACGGCGCTTTGTGTCGCGTCTGCCGCGGCAGACGTCTGCCCGACGCTCGATCAATGCCACGATCAGATTCTGGCGTCTTTACCGCGCGGACGCGCATGGGTGACGCCTCCCGGCACAGTGCGGTGGTCATTCTTCCGTGTCGTCGCCGAGATGGTGCGCTACGCCAACGAGCGCATCTGCGCGGCCCGAGAAGAATTTTTCTGCCCGACAGTCTTCGAGACCGAGGACGTCTGGCTTGAACAATACGGCCTTCCGGACGGATGCGACCCTTGGCCGGATCTCTGTCTCAAGGTGTCGGCGCAGGGCGGCGCCCGCTGCGACTACTACGCGGCGCTTGCGGCCAGGCTCGGATGGGCAGTCGAATGCATCGACGGAGGCTGCGGCGATGAAGCCGGCTGCGGCGAGGCTGGCTGCGCCACGCCGTCATCCGAGCGTGGGTCGGCGACGTTGCTGATCCGCGTCAGGCTCGACGAGTCGCCAGCCTATGATGGCGCGCTCGGCAATGGCGCTGTCGCTGGCGGGCTCGAAGCGGGCCAACCGCGCGCTTGCGAGCCGGACTTCACACGGCTGCGGTGCCTCATGGCGCGCATCGCGCCGGCGCATCTGCGCATCGAATACGTCGCGGCCTGACGCCGCTCAACCGATCATCGGAGACTGCTCATGACCGACCTGATGGGGCCGGACGGCGCTGCGCGTGCATTGGCGTCGCGCCCGAGCGAGACGGCTGCGCCGGGATCGACCGACACGTTTTTCGGCGACTGCGTCGCCGGCGTGCCCGGCACCGGCACGGTGATCCCTGCGACGTGGCTCAATCGGGTCTCCGCGCAGTTTCGCCGCCTGGTCCGCGGCTCAGGCGTCACCGAGAACAATCTCGACGACGAGATGGCGGCGCGCGCCGTGCGGTCGCAGCGCCTCAATGCGACGGGCGTCGTCGGCGGCACGGCGAACGCGATCACGCTGACATTCACGCCCGCCTTTCCCTCCGAGGCGTCGCTCGCGCATGTGCCGCTGCGCTTCGTCACGCTGGCGGCGAACACCGGGCCGGTGACGCTGACGGTCGATGGCGTCGCCGATCCGCTGACGTGGCCTGACGGCACGCCGCTGGCGGCCGGCGATCTGCCGGCTGGCGTCGCGGTCGAGGTCCGGCACGACAGCGCGGCCTATCGCCTGACGATGGCGACAACGGCCCCGATCAGCACCGGCGGCAATCCGTCCTATCGCTACATCTCCTCGACCTACGTCTCGGCTGTCGGCTCCTCGACGGTGACGCCTCCGGCCCTGTCTCTTATACACNNGATGGCGCGAAGATCGGCATTGTCGAGTTGTGGGGCGGCGGCGGTGGGTCGACCGCCAGCGATTCGACCAACCCCGTAAACGGCGCTGGCGGTGGCGGCTACAAGCGCGGTGTCATCCCGGTCTCGGGAGGAGTCGCTGTCGCCTACACAATCGGCGCGGGCGGCGCACCAGCCGCATTCGGGGGAACTGGCGCCACGGGCGGCACGACGACCATCGGCGGCATCTCGGCCAATGGCGGCGCCGGCTCCTCATACACGAGCGTCGGCGGCGGCGGCATTGGCGGGTCTGGCGGGACGTTGTCCATCGGGGGCCAGTCCGGCGGCGCCTATCAGTCCGGTGGGTCGACGGGCGGCGGCGGCGGCGCTGCCGCGCGCGGCGGCTCGGGCGGCGGATCGTCAGATGCAGGCTTCAGCCGGGAGGCGGCGCGGGCGGCCCCGGCACGGGTAGCCATGCCGGAAAGAGCGGCGGCGGCGGCGCGATCTACATCGAATGGTATGGCTGAGGGCTGCGCCGATGTCGCGACGCTTCTACCTGCCGACCATCAACACGGCACAGCAGCCTGTCCAGGGCGAGCCCGGCGAGGCGGCTGTTCTGTCCGCGACGATCGAGTCGCTTCCGCCCGAGGCGTCGCCAGAGGTCGCGATGGAGTCGACCGGCGAGCCCGGTCAATACATCGCCCGGTTCAAGGTTCCTCGCGGCGAGCCCGGCAAGCCGCTGCATCCTCTGTCCGGATCGCTGCGCACGATTTTCGACGATGGCGTGACGCATCCGTGGGCGGCCGAGCAGTGGGAGGGAGCGAACGGCGTCGTCTTCGTTGCGATCCGCGGTGGATGGCGGCATGAGCCGTCGAAGGGAGATACCGTCAAGGTCTTTCGCTCCTATGACGGCGGCGTGAGGCTCGAAGAGCCAAGCACGGCCTACAGCAACTCCGACCGATCTGTGCTTGAGGTCTGCGGCGGCCGCATGGGGCAGGGGCGCTCGTTCCTGCTGCTGACGACGACCGACGGCGTGAGCACCTTCCTCGAAAAGGTGATCTCCGACGACGAGTGCGTGACATGGACTGCGCCGACGCCGGTCGCGGCGTCGCCGGCCGTGTTCCTGTATGGCTCGATGGTCAAAATCCCCGGCGTCGCCAACGATGCCGGGTGGTGCTTTTTCGGGCATGGCGGGACCGAGCGCATCTATGCATTCCAGACGCTCGACAACGGCGTCACGCTGACGCAGCACGACTGCTTTGGCGCGACGCTGCCCTTCACGGCGCGTGAGGCGTCGGTCGAACTGCTGCCGATCGATGGCGCGCCGCGG